GTATCCTCTACAGCCTGCCCGGTAGCGCTCTCAAACGCCACCGCAGCAACAGCGATGTTCTTGAACTGGTCGCTGGCAATCTTGCCGGTCGCAACGATCTGCGTCAGGGCGCTTGCGGCGGCCCCGGTGGTTCCGGTTACCGAGCTGACCTGTCTGGCAAGGTTCGCCATGCTGTCGGCGGTCTGGCCCGACTGGTTGCCGGTAACAATCAGGGCACGCTGGAAAGCTGATCCTTCATCACTGCCCTGCTTATAGGCAAAGGCAAGTGCTGCTGCAGCTGCCGCGGCTACCGTAAACGGGTTGACCAGTCCGGCGACGTATCCACCCAAAGCACGCGCAGCAGGACCAATACCGCCGAACATGTCCTTCAGCTGTCCGCCCTGCTGGAGCAGTACGGTTAACGGTGCCTGTCCACCCTGTAACGATACAACGATGTCCGTAAACTGAGCAGGAACCCCACGCAATGCGGCAGCGGTCTGCTTGGCAGTGATTCCAGTTCGGTTCAGTGCATCAGCTTGCCGGGATATTGCCTCGCGGCTTTGATCCAGCACCGACTTGTATTGCCGATAGGTGTCAATGTCGATCTTGTTAGACGACCGGAACTGAGCAAGCTTGCGCTCCTGCTGGTCCAGCTTGTCCAACGCCCTGGTAGCAGGATCGATGGAGCCGAGAAGCCTGCCGACCTCATCCTTCTGCTCCTTGATGGCTTTGGTCGCCTGACCGGCAGATTCCTCTACCTTTTTGGCCGAGGCTTCCGCCTTTTCGCCTGCACTTGCCAGCCGCTTTAGGCTTTCCGTGCCCTTATCTACTTCGCTTGAGTCAACCCTTAGGCCAAGGGAAGCAATATCATTTGCCATGGCTATTTCTCTTGGTGAATGGCTTCAAGCGCGGCGCTCTCCATCACGCGTACTGCGTCGAAGACTTCGCCATGGTCTGCTTCAGGAATGGATAGATACCGCATGACAACCGGGATCTCGCTGTACACAAGTCCGGTAGGTCCTCCGGGGCCACAACGCCATTGCGTCATCATGGCCTCGAAGACTTGGAAGGCCTGCATGTTCTCAGGCCATAACGGGTAATCGATGCTGCCCAGGAGGTCAGGGGTAAGCCCGAACACCGCTAGATCAGAAGCCTTTGGCTGCTTCCGATACAGCGCCCGGGCAGCGCCGATCAGTTTAAACGCTTGGCCTGGTACAGCTCTTCAAGGTACTTGACGTAGATTGCCGAGCCCGCCCCGATGTAGTTGTTCAGCAGACGCCCGATGTTCTCGTCGTTGAACTCATCGTCCAGTTCCCAGCCATCCGCGATGGATTTCACCAGCGTGGTGTCGTCCATATCCTTGTTGGTGCTAAGGAAGTCTTCCAGTTCCGTCTTTGAGCGATGCTTGAACGTGAACTTAACGTCTGCCTTAGAGCCGCCCGGGACAGGGATAGCAACCAGCGCATCGAAGGTCGGGTTGGGATCAAGCTTGAAAAGTACCTTACTCATTCATCACCTCAGCGAGCGTACCGGACAACTTCACCGGCCAGGGCAAAGGATGCAGTTACAGTGCGGCCAGTGTTGATATCACCGACAGGGTTGTTGTTGAAGCCGACGTAAACCGGATAGATGTTGGTGGAGCCGTCGCTGTTGTTGAAGCGAACCACACGAATCAAACCGTCCTGATCGGCCTGTTCGAGGTACTGGTAGAAAGGCAGGGTCGGGTCATCCAGAATGGTCAGCGTGAAGCTCATCGCCGACTTGAATGTTGGGATCTGCTTCTGAACCTTGGATTCAAGGAACTGGTACTGGTAGTAGTTCTGATCACCACCAGTAAAGGCTAGGGCTGTGATCTGGCTGATACGCACCCACTCAGAGACCTGACGGGCAGTACCAACACCAGCACCGGCTGGATAGCGCATGGTGTCTACGGTGTTCAAGCCTGGAAGGGTAAAGCCGGTCGCGCTCGCATCGTCTACACGGAAGGCGCGGTCGTTGGCGTATTCCCAGCCAGTGCCGAGCAGAACAACGTCACCGTCAGCGAAGTCATTGGCAGCTGTCGCAACAGCCGGGTTTGCGTTGGTCAGGGCTGTGATAGTCGCTTCATCGGCAAAGGCTGCCGAGAAATCCACTGTCAGGCCATTGATCAGTGTAACGCTCATGTAATAGTCCTCTCTGCCGTTGGCAGTTTTCAGTCAATAAAAAACCCGCACTTGGCGGGTCTTGGCTTGCCCAACGGGCGAATTCAGATGGTGTCGGCGCGGTAGGTCAGGCTGACCGGAATGGTGAAGTCGGTATCGCCTTGGATCTCCCGGGCTACGGCCATAGGAGTGATGATCTGGACGATAAAGGCCCCTTTGCTTAGGCGGTCGTTGAGCGGATACAGAGCAGCTAGCTCATCCGCCAAGGCTTCCCCTGCCCCGGCTCCCTTCCCTGCCGGCGTCACAACGCTGACCTGGAAGATGCCGGTGTATTCCCGATGATCCCCGGCAAGCGTCAGGCTGTCGGTCAATGCGGGAAGCGTGGCAGTCGTTAAGTAGGTCTCGCCTGTGGCCGGTGTGAAATTCTGGTTCTGATAGGCAACTTTAAGATTCTTGGTCTTAGCCCAGGCAGCAAGCCGGGTTTCCATTAGCGACCGGATAATGCGATGCGACATGCGCTATTCCTGTAAAATAGTAATGTGCAGCTAGGGTAGCTCCCGAAAAGCCGCTTCATCCCCGGCCTGCTGCATCACATCGGGGTGTCTACTCTGTGATGGAGAGTAATCATGCAAGAAGTCTGGAAGCCGATATCCGGCTTTGAGCTTTTCTATGAAGTTTCAAATCTAGGCCGAGTACGCTCATTAGATAGGATCTGCCAGCATAAAGACGGGCAAACCACGCGGCGCGCCGGTCGTGTCCTAAAGCCTGGACTTAGGGCTGGATATCCGTTCGTACAGCTTTGCGATAATGAAACCAAGAAGCAGGAGCATGTTCACCGACTAGTCGCTCAAGCTTTCTGTGTTAAGCCGGAAGGCTGCAATGTTGTTAATCATTTAGATGGTGATCGTCAAAACAACCTTGCTTCAAATCTCGAATGGACAACCAATCAAGGCAACATAACTCACGCATACCGCACCGGCTTAGCAATCGCCCGAAAAGGCGAAGAAATAGCTGCTTCAAAGCTAAGAGCAGATCAGGTTCGATCTATTAGACTTCGCCTAATTAACGGCGAATCTTGCGGCTCACTAGCCAAAGAGTTCGGCATTGCTGTCATGACTGTGTCTGACATAAGACGTGGAGTCAGATGGAATACCCCTGAAGACTCCGACCTGATAGAACAATGCCGGAGCTCCGCCGTTTACACAGCAAAAGGTGAAAGGCACCCAGCTGCCAAGATCTCCGAAGCCGATGTTAGAGACATTATCCAGCGTTTAATAAGTAAGCAGTCACAGAAAGAGATAGCAAAGCTTTACTCAGTAAACCCTGTAGCTATCTCCAATATCAACATGGGCATAGCATGGAGCCATGTCCGTGTTGACGGCTGCGGAGAGCCACCATATTTCTTGCTGCGAAGCCGTAGAAAGCAGGCTAAACCTGATTCTGCAGCGCTGCCTCTCTAACAATTTGTTGAAACCTTGCTACGGCCATTCTCACCATTCCTTCGGGAGCTTGTGTGGAGTGGCCGTATTCAAGTTCGATCATATAAATAAGCGTTGATACGATATAAGCTGTTTGCCCTGCCGTTAGCCTGTTAGCTTCAGCAGCCAATTTCGCAATGGTCTCGGCACCTGTTTGATCAGGGTTATCAACTTGACCAACGCTAGGCGTGTCCAAACTGAATTGCCACGAGCCACGCGCGCGCCCCGTATCAACCGGGGTTGCTCTAATGATTGCTGAGCCAAGCTCAATCACTATCGCTCGAATCGTCTGATCAATCGCGCCCTCAGCCTTGTCACACCACTCGCGTATGTTCAGGGCAAAGCTGCTCTGCCTCATGATCTCACCTGCAGTGTGTAGACGAGAGGCGTGCCAGCTGGGTTGGTCTCGTTGACGTTAATAACGCTGTAGGCCATGCCCTGAATGACCGCTTTGTTGGCTAGCTCGGGAGGCCACTGGAGGTCCTTGGCAGCTATCTTGAGCTTCTTATCACCCTGCTGGATCTGGGTGTTGTTCTGGAACTCAATGCCTTGATAATCAAGCAGGATGCCTTGGGCTGTCTGTTCTTCTGCCACTCCGTCACCCGTCGTTCCGGTCTCAGGGTCGTATTCGCCCGCCTCGGTGCGCTGAAGGGTGACGGTCTGGCCGAATTCTGTAATCAGCTCCAGGGCAACGTCGGCCATCTCATCGTAGAAAGCCATGCTATGCCCTCACTGCGAAAAGCCCGCGTCGGTCCAGGTAGTCGGCAAACTGTGTTTGGCTTGGCCGGTTAGGAGCCGCTGGCAGCAGCCTGCCTGACGTGTTGTTGATCTGGGCGTACTCGACCTCTACCGCACCCTCTACACGCTTACGGATAACCGCACCCTGCCGTGTTTCAGGCGGCGTCAGGTCATCCTTGTGGATCTCAGCAGCCAAGGCTAGCTGTCCGTAGAAGATCTCGCGGGGGATGTAGTTTGAGCGCTTGTATGCACCGTCAACCTGAACACCCTCACGAGGCCAAGCCAAAGCCTGTTCCTCGTGAGCGCGCCGTCCTTTCCACTTCATGCCATTCATCACCAAGGCGGAGCGGCGAAGCAGAGCCTCCTGAGCCAGCATGTCTTCAGGGATTGTCACGCCAAACTTGGCAGCGTAATCCGCAAGCTGTTCAGTTGTTGCATAGGATTCGGCATCAGCAATCCCGCTACCGTCCTCAATGATGAGTGCCATGTCTTACTCCGCGTTACGCAGTTGCTCGAGAAGCTCAGCCTTGGTGGCCGTGGAGCTGTACTGAACGCCTTTAGCGTCTAGCTGCTCCTTGATCTGATCCTTAGTCAGGCTTTCATCAGCACCCGACTGCTCATCAGCGCCGCCGCCATTGTTACGGGCCTCGGCATCATCCACGTCGGAGCGAATAGTTTCCACACCACCAGTTTCGCCTACCGTCTCAGGGCCTACCTGGATCTGACCGTCTGCACCTGCGGAGAAACCCCAGCGAGCTTTTTCGTTTGGATCGATTACGTTGTCTGTCTTTTGAATAGCCATATCGGCCTCCTTCTAGGTGCCAATTACGAAGATTTTAATCGTTTGTACATGCCAAGGGCTCCGAAGAGCCCAAGGCCTTACTTAAGCGGCAGTCGAGCGGATGAAGGCCATGGGGACCAGCTTGCGATCAAGCACGCGCTCCCAGTTGGTAGCCAGTGCCAAGTCAGCCCAGCTTGCAGACTGCGGACGTGTCTCGGTCTTGTTGCCGGTGATGGTGGTAGACAAGAACTTGTAGCCGAACGGGTGAATCAGCATGTCGCGGCGAGTCCACAGCGTCTCAACGCCGCCACCGTTACCACGCTCGTCAACCCAGCTCACGTTCAGACCGGCACGGCCAGCAGGCTGCTCTTCGGCATAACCGA